TTCACATCCTTGTCACGGATCCAGCAAGACCATTTACGTCTAGTTCGGATCCAGAACTAACGGCACTGTCAAACACAATCAATAGTCCAGCTACTCAAGTTAAGGTAGAACAGTGCGTTGATTTCTGGTTGGATTTTATGGACAGAGGATATGTGTACATGTTCTTTGTCTCTCCTGATGGTTATGTTTTTAATCGTACTGTACACAAAAGAATAATGGAAGAGCTAGGACACTGGCCTTCTGGTCAAGTAATTTAAAGGAAAACTTATGCTATTAGCAACTCTCGATTCGTTTCTCGGTTCACTTTGGTTCGCTGGTCTAGCCGCTATCGTCGGCTACATCGGTGGTCATGTGTTCCCAATCTCCGCACTCGCTGAGAAGTTCAAGAAGTAATGCCTTTCAAGAGCAAGGCACAACAGGGTTTTATGTTTGCCAAGAACCCCAAGGTTGCCAAGGAAATGGCAGACAAGACTAAGAACATGAAGAAGTTGCCAAAGAAGGCAGCTAAGAAGAAGGGTAAGTAAATGCCAAAGAAGAAGACACACCCAATGAAGGGTGAAGCTAAGAAGCACGGTAAGAAGCACGAAGCCATGGAAGGCAAGATGTTTGAGAAGAAGGAAAAGAAGACCCCCAAGTACAAGAAGGGTATGTAACCAATGGCTAAGAAACCATCCGTTAGCATGAACAAGAAGGATAAGAACCCCAAGGGAGGACTGACTCAGGCTGGTCGTGACAAGTACAACCGTGCCACAGGATCCAATCTCAAGGCACCAGTTGGTCGTGCTCCCAAGACTCCAGAGGAAATGCGCAGACAAGGTTCATTCCTTGTACGCATGGGGTCAGCGGCTGGTCCCCTGAAGGATGACAAGGGTAGACCAACCCGCCTCAAGCTGTCCCTAGAGGCTTGGAATCACAAGGGAGACAAGGCTTCGGCTGTTGCCAAGGGTCGCAGACTTCTTGAACGTTACGAAAACACCAAGAAAAAGAAATGACCAATGAACAACATCGATACACTTAAGGAACTGCTCATAGATTGTCTGGTCGAGGATCTAATGGATCCAGAGAAGCGGACTCCAAATCTATATCAAGTGGTTGCGCGTGTGATTTCAGATAACAAGCCAAGCAAGGATGATGCCGCCATTCGCAGCACATCCCTAGAGGGTCTTGTTCCATTCAAGCTTAAGAAAGCTTAACACGAACCATCTCCACATAGACTTGCCCTAACGGGCATGGGAGATGTACGCTAGCCGCACATGGGGTTAAACCCATGTGACATTACGGCTGCCAATCCATCGGGCATTCATGCTCACAGGATTTCGCTACCGCCTACCATGGCTGATGGGTCATGGTAGGCTTTGAAAGGAGGTACTCTATGACAGTACCAGAAGAAGTACTTGAGGATTTCAGAAATCATCTGTTTTTCTCATTCAAATACCTAGGTCTTGGAGAACCTTCTCCATTACAGTATGCAATTGCAGAGAAAATCCAGCACGGTCCACGCGATTTCCAGCTACAGGCTGGTCGTGGTGCTGGTAAGTCAACCATCATGGCGGTATTCGCCAGCTGGTTGCTTCTTAGGGATCCAGACGCTACCATCATGGTCGTGTCTGCAGGAGCCGATAAGGCAATCAAGTTCATCTCACAGGTTCGTCAGGTGCTTGGTTGTGTTCCTTACATGACACACCTAATCCCACGGGACTTTGACAAGGACAACGCATTCGGTTTCAATGTGGCGGCAAGAACAAAGCTTGGACAGGATCTGTCCTGCTATGCCAAGGGTGTAACTGGTCAGTTGACTGGTTCACACGCCGACTATATTCTATTGGATGACATTGAGATTGAGAAGAATTCAGATACTGCACCCGCAAGATCTAAGCTTCTTGATCGATTGACCGAGTTGGAGCAGATCAGAAACCCAGTTCCTCACGGAAGAATCATCTTCCTTGGAACGTACCAAAGTACGGACTCAATCTACCTTAGACTGCCGTACCCAATCGTCAAATTTCCAGCTGTCATGCCCGATCCAGACATCGAGTCTCAGATGCTGCATGTTGACGAATACATCCTACAGCTGGATGTGGAGGCTGGCAGGACGGTGGATCCACTACGGTTCCCCCAGCATGTGCTTGACGAGAGACTGGCTAAGATCGGTCCTCGTCACTTCAGTCTGCACTATCTGCTTGATCCAACCCTCAGTGATGCTAGCAAGTATCCACTCAGGTTGGAGGATCTGATCGTAATGGATGTATCCTCCGATCTGTTTCCAGAGAAGGTTGTGTGGGCTAGGGGAACTCCTCTTAAGATTCCATCGTATGGGCTTAATAATGATTTCATGTATGGTCCAATGTGGAAGTCACCCAACATGGTGGAGTATACGGATACGGTTGTATTCGTGGATCCATCAGGTAGAGGTGCTGACGAAACCGCCATATGCGTGGTATCGTTTGCCAATGGATACATAATCGTCCATGCCCTAGCTGGACTTGAGGGTGGATACGACAATGTTACCTTGATGAAGATCGCCAAGTATGCGAATGCCTATCAGGCGAAACGCATCATGGTCGAAGCAAACTACGGAGACGGAATGTTTGCATCTCTTCTTAGACCAATCGTGGCTGCTGCTTGCAGTCGGGTTGCGATTGAGGAGTTCAAGGTATCGGGTAACAAGGAAAGACGAATCCTAGATACGCTGGAACCAGTCATGGCTCAGCACAGGCTTGTATTCGACTCCTCAGTCCTTAAGGACAAGGAGAACCAGATACAGATCACAAGGATGCAGGACAAGCGTGGTGCTCTCAAGCACGACGATAGAATCGATATCCTTGCCAGTGCCGTAAAGAACTGGTCTGACATATTGGTCATAGATCCAGAGAATCTTATTGAAAGAAATAAGCAACGTGAACACCAGAACACGGTCAAGGAGTGGCTTGGAAACAAGCGCATGTCCGTTCTTCTTGGTGATCGTTATTATGGACAGAAGGAATTGGGAAACAACAGTGTGCGGCAACCTGCCAGCATACTAGAAAACTTTTACAGGAGATAAGAATGCCATTTATCGTAGGTGGTTTAGTAGCTGCCAGTTCGATCATGTCTGGCATTTCTGGTGCTGGACAGAACAAAGCCAACGCAATGGCTGCAGAGATGCAGCAGTCGCAGCAGAATTTTCAAAACCGTTGGCAGAATGAAGCACAGAATAGAAACCTGCTAAGACAGTGGGAAGCACAGTACTTCATAAACAAGCAAATACAGGATACCGCAAACAAGCAACGTGCGCTTGGCGGTTATTATGCTAAAGAGGCTTATAAGAATGCCGCCTCTCAGATGTCAAATCAAACAAGACAGGCAAACTCCGCGTTCCTTGCATCGGCAAGCGCAAAGGGATTGTCAATGGACTCGGCATCTACAAGAGCATTGCTTAGACAAAGCGTTAAGGACGAGCAGAAGAACTCTATGAATCTTCGTGTCAACATGGAGAATCAGATGAGGGATCTTGAGACACAATACATCAATGCATTGTCTCAACGAAACCTAAATGCACCAGAGCAACAAGCACTGCTTGAAGGAAAAGCTGTAACGGTTGATTCCTCATCCTCCATAATGATGACTGGTCTATTGACTGGTCTTATGGGTGGAGCTTCGGCTGGTATTGGTGCGTTTAACCAAGCTGGTGGTAAGATGGAAAACACATTTATGGGCAAGTTCTATGCTAAATAATGAAAAACTTCAAAAGCTTTTTACGCTGGCTACTGGAAAGGAACCAGCTAAGCCAGCTGAAACAAACAAGAAACTATCAAAGGCTAGGATTGAAAAATCAAAATACAGCCTTGCAAAGAAGCGCGGCTTGATTCAGGATCCAATGGAGGCTTGGTCTCGCTGGTATCGTGAAGAGGTAAAGAATATAACTCAAGACGATGCTGATGATTTCTGGAAGGAAGCGGAAGCAGAGTTTCCAGGATCCCCAGAACAGGCAAAGGATTGGGTAAGATCAGAAACCTCCAATCAGGTGCAGAACAACGATCCAGTTCTAAAGGATATTTCAATGAGGAATACCCTCACCAAGTCACCTACATGGTTGGCAAAGGAAATGCTTCCAGAACTGGCTCAAACCAATTCAGCGGTATCCACTCAGAATCTTACCAAGGTAAATACCGTCTATAGAAAGACATTGACGGAGAAACTGAGGAAGATGAATCTTTCCGACCTTGATCCAGAGGTTCCAACCGATGTGCATGTTGAAGATGCAATAAAGCTGGAGATGATGGGTCTTCTTGATGCTGCTAGAATTCAGAATGGTCGTTTTGTTGTGTTGAACAACGGACAACCACAGCCAGCATTCTCTCTGGAATCTTCCTCTGATGTTGGAATCTCACAAGGTCCAGAAATGGAATTGATTCAAACGGTGGCGGAACCATTGTTCAAGAAGGAAATAGACTCGGCACTGCAGCTGGCAATTGATAAGGTTGGTATGGACAATACCACATCAAGAGCCGTTGTAAGAAACATGCTGGGTAATGGAGAAATGCCAATAGAGGATTGGAAGGGTGCCCTCAGTGTTCTAGGAAATAGCGAAGATGTTATTTCAGCTGGAATGGATGGCATGGTCAATCAGAATTCCTTTATGGATGAAGAGGATATTCTTACAAATACGCTAGATATAGCGAATGCAAGACGAGGATTACAATGAGCCAGTTCCAACAAATACAACTAGAAGGGCCAAAGGTATTCGTACAACCAAAGAATACCATGACATATCAAGAGTCTCAGACCATAATGCCAAACCCACAGGTTGGTGTAGGCATTGGTTTGGACTTTGGTGCCATAACAGAAGCTGCCAAGAATCTTGGTGTTGGTCTTGTTGAAACCTCATTTCAACGTGAGTTTACAAGAAAAGAAAATGCAGTAAAGGCGTTGCAGAACAGAACATCAAGACTGATAGATGCTCACTCCGAAAGAAACGACATGGATGGAGTTGAACTTACCTATACAGAGTATAAGGAAGCAACTAGAGACATCCTGGGTTTTGATCCAGAGGTTGAAACAGACATGCTTGGTCCTTATGGAAACCTTTCACAGGGTATAAATCTGTACAACGCCAACATTGATGCCGCCAGAGACAAGGCAAGGCGTGGATGGGCTGACGAAATTGAAGGCGACAGCTATGATTCGTTCACAGCGAATGAAATAGCTGGCTTTGAAGGATCCACTGACAAAGTAGCCGCCATGCAGGGTCGAATAGAGAATCTTAAGAAACTGTATTCTGGTTCTGGTGGTGGTGATATTTCATCCGATCTTCCAGATACTGGTTTTACCATTCAGAAGAGACGATTGCTTTTGAAGATGAAGCACGACTACGTGAAGTTGTTGGAGGATCAGGAGAAGATGCGCGGTGGAAAGGGAATGATGGAACTGGTTGGAGACAGCCAGAGAAATGTTCTACGAACCTCCAAGGCATTCTTCGATCAATCCAAATCACTTATGGCACAGGCCACAAAGCTAAGGGACAAGGGTCCACTTTCACCAGTTGAAGAACAGATGGCAACCCAGCTGGAGGCTGAAGCACTCAGACTTGCCACATCTGGTGTTCAATCCAGAATGATGGCTACTTCAGCTCTTCTTGATACGGCTGTAAGACAACATGTAAACGAAAACAGAGAGTACTTTGAGACAGCCTTTGGAAAACTCAGCGACGATCAGTACGTTGAGATAGCCAAGGGAAGAACCTATCGGGACGAACAGGGAAACAGACTATCGTTCGTCGGTGCGGGTGTTACCGATATCCCAGACGATCCAACATCAATGGATGCCTTTTCGTTTCTCATGTCAAATAGGGAAGTAAATCCAGAAACTGGATCAGCCCTTGCAATGGCGTGGGAAGCAGAGCAGGAGGCAAGCTCTGGATACCTATTAGATCAACTTCAGATTTCAAGGCAGTTGTTTGAAAGAAACCTAAAGAAGAATACCGACAACATAAGTCTACAGTCTTCTGATGCCGAGAAGACACTCAAGATCATCGATGCAAAGATGGATGAGGCAACCTCGGAAGGTGAACTTCTTTCACTTAGATTGCAGAAGGTTCAGGTAATTGAAGAATTAGAGAGAACATTTAGGGATGAGTTTATAATTCCATCTCTACCAAAAAATCTAAAACAGAGTTCTCCAGCCCTTATGTCCTTCATAAAAGGACAAAGACAAGGTAAGCATCTGCAATCTACGTGGCAGGATGCCATAAGACTTAGGGAAGCAATAGCCGTAACGGAGTCGCCAAGCCAAGGTTTTGGATTATCCTTTGATGCGGATTCTCTTGCAATTCTTGATGCTGCTGTTGGAGATCAGCTATCTCAAGTAACCCCCCTTTATAGAAAAGCAACCGAAGAACTCAATAGACTTAAGGGTTTGTTTGCGGATTCTTCGGATGGAAAGTCAAAGAGTTTTGAAAAGGCACTAAAGGAAAAGCAGGACTCAATTGAGAAGTATGTTAAATATACTACTGGACAGGCTCAATCAGTTGGTTCGCTTAGCCCAGCAGAAAAGGAAACCCTTACTGTTTTAGGTGCTGGATCCAGACTCAGTGCAACTGGTTTTAACGATCCAGTTAAGATTATGCCGCTTGATGAAGCGGTTGTTATCCTTAGAAAGAACAAGAATAATCCAAACTTCGTTGGTAATAGGATTCCATTTGGAATGAATCAGTTCATGTCAACTCAGTGGTATGATGAGATGCTTCGTAAGGCTGGTTCAATGCCAAGCTCTGAGGAAGCTATCAAGTACATGACTGAAATCACAGACCTATTCCTAACGGATGTCATGGATGCTTCTGGAAAGCAAACTCAAAAGTTTGATGATTTTATCCCGAAGCGGGGTGCCCCAGATGGTCCACCCAACAATGCTGCTATTGTCTCTACGATCAAGGATATGGTTATCGATCCTCAGAAAAATCAGACAGTAACAGCATCCGCATTTCTAATGCTACCTAACAGCACAAGACTGCATATTATTTCGTCTCTTGAAGAGGATATTAGAAATATTCCAAATAGCGGAGAAAGAGCTGCTGCAGAAACACAACTATCTTGGTTTACCGATATGCACAACGCATATAATGAACAACAGACAGTTAGAAACTTTCTTGCTGGATGGAAGAAAAGTGGAATAACAGCAGCTCAATCAAAAAGAGCAGATCAGTTGACTGATCTTTTGAATCAGTATAAGACAGAGCCAAAGGACTCCAAGCGAACCAGCGAGCAAAGGCAAAAGGATCCAAACGGATATGCCTTTGTTGACAAGTGGCGTGGTGGGTTGATGAAAGAAATAGCCAGAAGAGTAACTATTCCTGGATGGAATGGAGAAACTGAATCGGCAAACCCACAATCCGTTGCGTTGTTTGAGGAATCGTTTGGACGGCAAGTTCTCCTTCAGCTTTTAAAGGCAGGAGAACAGCCAGATGGATCCATCAAGATGGATGCCTCAGTAATTACCGAAACCATTGATCGCGTAAACGAGTCACTGATAAGGCAAAACTGGCAATACAGTAGAGGCGGTCTGTTTAGACAAGAACTTGGAATTGAAAAAGTAAAGACCGTGGATCAGGGACCAGAACAACTAACGATCAGTGGAAAACTTATCGAAGGTGCCACTGGTTTTCTTCCAGAACCAGATAACCGCGTAAGATTCATACTTGCAAACGGAAACTTTAAGGCATCCCCACAGGCAACAGCCACCGAAAGAAAGCTATTTCTTGGTCAGGTTGCCCAGAGTGGAGATATCGTGGAAGCCGACTGGAAGGAAATCAGCTCGGATCCATTCAAGGGAATGATCACATACGATGTCGTTAGAAACGGAAGAATCTCACGAACAACCTTGCAGCAACTCGGAAAAAACGAAGGTGCTGTACTAAATGATCTTGTGTTTGCCGCTACTTCCAACATGCCAAACGACAATCTTGGTGTATTGGCAAGCGTTGCTGCAATCTCTCTGTTGCCTACCGATGAAACGGACAAGAATAAAGCCCTTGATTTCGTTGCTAAGACAGCCAAGGAGATACGAACGGCAATTGAAACTGGAAAATCAGACGTATACAAGATAGATGTTGTTGGTCTTAAGGCCAATGATGGCACTGGTTCAATACTTCCAACAATTCGTCTTATGTCTGGAGATGCAATTCTATCCACATTCCAGGTAAACACCACTTCATTCAACCAAGGTGGATTCCAGGAAGCCACACGAACAA